GACAGCCGTGGCGACAAGGTGTGGCAAGCCGTACACGAGGCCAAGCTGGAAGCCCTGCAAGAAATCTTGGAAGGCACGGGGTCAAACGCCTTGGTCGCGTATTACTTCAAGCATGACCTGGAGCGCCTGCGCAAAGCGTTTCCAAAAGCGCCCGTCATCAAGGACGCCAAGAATCAGGCGCAGTTGGACAAGATGCAAAACGAGTGGAACGCTGGCAAGCATCGCGTGATGCTCATCCACCCGCAAGGTGCAGGCCACGGGCTCAACCTGCAAGACGGGGGGCACCTACTTGTCTTCTACTCCATGCTCTTTGGTCATGAGCCGTATCGGCAAGTTATTGAGCGCATTGGCCCCGCACGCCAAGTCGGCAAGGCGAAGCGGGTGCTGGTGAAGCATATCCTGGCCCGCGACACGGTTGACGAGGCTCTTCTTGCATCTCAGCGAAGAAAGTTTGATGATGAGCGGGGTTTTATTGCATCATTGCACGAGTACCGTCAGATCAAGGAGATGCTGGGATGAACATTTATTATCTGTTGCGCAAGGGTGAAGACCCCGCCCGCGAGTTGGACAACCTGTACGGAGAGTCGCACCGAATCCGTGTGCTGCGTAACTTCTACGAAGCCCGTGAGCGTGCATTCGCGCACGCCCAAGAGACCGGGGTGCGTCACTGCCTGATAATCGCGGGCAAGGCTGACCCCCGTTGGATGCACTGGCCCAGCACGGCCAAGACCCGGTCGTTGGCACTGGCCAGCATGGCAAACCCCGAGCCCCGTCATGACCACGCCTTGCTCCTGTATGCGCGTCGCTTGCTGCGTCAGCACGCCTCCGCCGTGGTCGTGCCGCCGCTGGGTGCGTTGCCGCAGATGCGCCGGGGCTGGGAAGAAAACATGCCGCTCGCCCCCGTGGTGGCTGCGTACCGAGTGCCCTCCGTGATGGCCGTTGACCACACGGGGCCGGGGCTGGAGTACAATCTCGTGAGCAACGGTTGCCGAGTGCTGGCCCTTAGTGACTTTGGGCACCGCATGACGGGCGAGCCGTTGCTGGACACTTACGGAAGCGCAATCAAATGGAAACGAGCATATGAGCACACTCAAAAGACTCTCTTCTAAACTGGTCTACATCCATGGCACCAACGGGAGCGGGAAAAGCACGCTGGCCCGTGCCCTGTTGGCCGCAGCCGCGCACCCCACGGGCATCGAACACCTCCCAGGCAACCCCAAAGCCTCCTGGACCAACACGGCCGGAGGTGTGGTGTTCATTGGCAAATACGGCAACGCCTGCGGGGGCGTGGATGGCCTTTCGCCCTATGCGTCGATCAAAGATATCGTCGGTATGCACGCTGACGAGGGCGGGGTCATGCTGGCCGAAGGGCTTGTCACGCCGGGTCTGGCCACATGCCAAGAGTTGGCAGGCATGGTGGACACGCATTTGTTCATTCACTTGGACGTACCGTTGGAGGCGTGCGTGGCCAACGTGTTGACGCGCCGCAGCCGCAAGGGCACCGACAAGCCCTACGACACGGCAAACCTAATCAAGAAACGCGCATCCGCAGAAAGTTGGATCCGCCGTCTGGGCGAAGCTGGCCTCGCTGTTCAGATTTGTTCTTGGAATGAGGCATACTTGCGATGTCTGGAGTTCTTGGAACTGCAAGACTTTGACCACACTAATCTTCTATAAGGAAACCACGATGACACTCAAAACAATGCAAGACGCCCCTCACGGCATGTACGGCTTCGGCCTGACCGTGCGCAACGTCAACGAGGCTTTGCCCCTTGGCCTGCAACTGGTGCAATCACACGGAGTACCCGTTACCTCGCGCGGGTTGGCCACGTTGGAAGTCCCAGGCCCAGTCACCACGATCTACCGCGCCCCCGAAGAGCGGGTGTTGTTCTGCCCCATCCGTGATGCAAACCCGTTCTTCCACTTTTTCGAGTCATTGTGGATTCTTGCTGGTGCTCGCACGGTGCATCTGCCCCGCACGTTCCTGCAACGCATCGAAGATTATAGCGATGACGGCAAAGAGTTTCACGGGGCATACGGCCATCGCCTGATGCACGCCTACGGGTTTGACCAGTTGGAAAAGGCTGGGGAGATCCTGGCCACGCGCCCCGACAGCCGTCAAGTCGTGTGCAGCATCTGGCATCCAACGCTGGACCTCGGCATGTCCACAAAGGACACCCCCTGCAACGACATGATCATGTTCAAGGTGCGTGACGGCATGCTCAATATGACGGTGAACAACCGCTCCAACGACGTTATCTGGGGCGCATACGGGGCCAACGCCGTTCAGTTCAGCATCATCCAGGAGTACGTTGCCGCCCTTGCTGGCACGACCGTGGGCTACTACACGCAAGTGAGTGACTCGTATCACGTGTACGTGGACAATCCACTCTGGCAGAAGTTCGCCTCGGGTCAATACATGCCGGAAGGCCACGTTGTCAACCCCTACAACATGGGCGATCTGTCAGTGGCCCCGCGCCCCATGTTCCACGACCGTGCTGATGCGCTGGCATGCCGTGCGGATGCGCAGTTGCTGAACCAAATGGCGGAGAAGGGCGTTATCCATCACGCGCCTGTCGCCTGGATGAACAAAAAGTTCACCTCCTCGTTGTTCAACGATGTGGCCATCCCCATGCTCTTGGCTTTCTTCAACTACAAATCGGGAGACATGGACGGGGCGTGGCGCATGGCCAACGACAACATCAAAGCCCGCGACTGGGCCGCTGCGTGTGGCCAGTGGATCAGCCGCCGTGACCGTGCTCGCAAGGCAAAGGAGCAAGCATGAAAAAGTTTCTAGAACTACTGGTCGGCGGGACGCTGGTCTGGGCCGTTGCGTGGATGGCGTTGGGCCTGTTGGCCAAAGTAACGGCATTCTTCTTCATGTTGGGCTGGGGAGCAATCTTATGAACTGCTGCGACTACGACTGCAATCAGGGGCGCAACTGCCCCGCACGCGCAACACCAATCAAAGGTGTCTCCCCCGGTACGATCGAGGGGTTTTGGCCAGCCGTATTCAAGAAGCGCAAGCGTGCCGACCCGGACAACTCAAACATCTGGCGGGACCTAGTCATAAAACACACTAAGGGTGGAGCGTGCAACTTTCAATCCGCCGCTAATGAGTTTGCCGCCCTCGCCATCGCAGTAGAGCGCGAGGCATGCGCGAAGGTGTGTGAGGAGTTTGACTTCCGTTTCCAAGATGATTCAGCGGGGTCGCTTCAAGACGCGGCCATGGCTATCCGGGCGAGAGGCAACACATGACCACACACTTTGAACACGCCTGCCTCATGCGAGATGCCGGGGCCGTCAAGCGGTATCACACGGTTCGCACTGCACGCATCCAAACCGTCGCTGAACACACGTTCGGCGTCATGCAATTGATCCAACAAATCTACCCCGACGCACGGAAGGAAGTTTTGTTGGCCGCGATGCACCACGATCTTCCAGAATACGTGACGGGCGATGTGCCTGCACCCATCAAGCGCCAACTCCCACGACTGGCCATCTTGCTGGAAGAAGCCGAGCGCGGTACTGCCCCGCTCTACCAAGACTTCAACTTGACAGCGTTTGAAGAAGCCGTTGTCAAGTGGTGCGACTTGATGGAGTTGGTGCTTTGGTGTCTGGAAGAAGTGCAACTGGGCAACGCCTACGCGATGCACCCGTGCATCAAGGGGCTGTCATGGCTCTGGGATGCGTACGACGGCCTCGTTGCGCAAAACCCGCTGACCAACACTGCGCGAAAATTGCTGCGTGAGACCACTGAGGCCGCACGCAAGGCCGGAATCACACTTACCGTAGAACACACAAAGGATTGAACAACATGAGCGCAAACGACATCCAAGTTGCGGGCACGCACTATCGCACCGAGTTCCAGCACTGGGATCTGGTGGTGGCCACGGGCATGGGATATTTTGAAGGTCAGGTCAGCAAATACACCACACGCCACCGCAAGAAGAACGGACTGCAAGACTTGGAAAAAGCCCTGCACTTCGCACGCAAGGGTTACGAGCTTTCCATGACGGGCCGCATCGCCCCACGCCTGCAACCCATCGAAGCGGCCATCGTGCTCTTTGATGACTACGCCCACGCCAACGACCTCAACGCCCTGGAGTCACTGGTCGTGCGCCGTGTTGCGCAGTGGTTCGCTCCCAAAGACTGGCGAGACATCATCCAGTTTATCCAACGGCTCATCACCCAGCACTATGAGCCAGTTGACGACATGGGCGAACACGACGCCGAAGCTGGCCCGGGCTACGTGAACCAGGACCGTTGATCATGACCGCTACCCCCACACTTGAGCAAGCCCGCCCGTTCTTGCGGTTTGTCATTGCACGCCACCGAGTCTGGATCAACCGCACTGCGGGCAAGCCTGCACCCTGGACCGATGACACCATCTTGCAAAACTATCGGTTCTGCAACGTGTACCGCGAACTGGACAAGGTGACGCTCTGGGTGC